TAGCAGTAGCGGAATCCTCACCACTCGTCACAATCGCCTGGTTATAAAGCAACTCAGAACCATAATTCACGGCAGTCAAAGTGAACGGAATCCCAGTACCATCATCAGCGAAATCAATCACCGAGGAAGAAGTCGGGGTTGCGTCAAGCCGATCCCTGAACGTCAAATCCCCATTCTTTGCAATAAACAACAACCCCTGCTCACTATCAGCAACCTTCTGCAAATAGGTCAAAGCGTTCCCATCGAACACGTCAGCACCCAACGTGGAGTGCCCAGGGTCAATGTTGCGGGCCGTTTCAGACCAACTCACACTAGGCATATCCAACACAGCAGACACACGCGCACCCGATAGTTCAGGAGTAGCAGTCCCAGCAGTCAAAACCTGGCGGGCAAGCAAAGTGAAATCATCAGTAGCAATAATCTCAGCACGAGAATCCCCATCAGGGGTATAACTATAATTCCAGTCATCAATCGTGGTCGTAATAGTGCGCACACCATCCACCGTCACATTCAGTTCACGCCTCGGCACAATAGCCCCAGCGAAAGGTGACGCAGCATAGTTAGGATCAAACGCCCTATCATCATTATTCAAAATGACGTTCAACGAACCCGCACTGAACCTATCCAAGTCACGGTTCTTCCCCCGCCCAATGCCCACCGTAATCACACGATCAGTGATGTTCTTGAACACGGTGCCACCCAAAGTGTAAACAGTGTTATCGAGCACACCCGCCACAGGGTCATCCAGAATGAAACCCTCAACAGCACCAAGCTCAACAACTGTTGCCATTAGGCGCTCGCAAACACAGGGCCAGAAGTTCGCTCGTAGCGTTTTATGGCAGTGACAATAGCCTCGCCGATTTGGGCACCGTTGCCAGAACCCATGCCTGCGTTCACCGTAATGTTATAGACCGCCTTCTTACTCGTGGATGTTCTAGCACCCTCAGAAAGCATTGAGTCAAGCTGTGCCAACGGAATCACAACCTCCGGCTGCCCAACCTCAGCCAACCGCCCCAACACACCACCAGGCTGAGGCATCACAACACCACCAGTAGCGAAGTTCAAATACCCACTGCCACCCTCAATGCCACCCCTACGCATTTCAGTAGTGACCTCACCAAACGAAAGCCCCTTGAGAATGTTTGTTTGCCTCACAGGGCCAGTCAGCAACCTATTGAACTCACTCAAAACCGTATTCAAGAACTCAAACGCACCAGCCAACAAGTTGATCCCACCAATAATCACCGAGCTAGTGAGGTCAAGCAAGAACCCGCCTAAATCAGAATTGATGAACTTGATAACCTCATCCACGATTGACAAGAACGCATCACCAATGCGCTCCAACGCGCTCATAAATGATTCATTAGTGAACAAGTCAATGACAACCGGCATGACCGCTTCACCAAGCTCACCAAGTTTGCCCGTGAGAGTTTCCACAATCTGAAAAATGTTGTCAAACATCTTCTCAATAAACGGCCCATTCTCATCCATGAAAGCGAGGAACTTATCAAGATAAGGCTGTAAGCGTTCCAGCAAAGCCAAACCAATCTCAAGCAGAATCTCTTTAGCGCCAGCCATAGCCTGATTGAACTTGAACTCAGCCGTTTCAGCAGTGATCTGCATCGCCTCATCAGTGATTTTGATGTCATCACCCATCAACCTGAAGATTTCAGCGTTATCGTCAGCGCTAGCACCCATCAAGTCGAGCACACCAGTAAGCGCACGCACATTACCAAACACCGCGCCTGTAGCCTCAAGGTTGCCATCAAACTTATCTGTCAAAGTTTGCAAGACAGAAAGCAAACCCTCATCTTTTACTTGCTCACGCAAACCCTCAGCGGAAAGCCCCATATTAGCCAGAGCATCCTGAGCCTCTTTAGTAGGTGAAATCAGTGTGTTAAAAATACCTTTGAGCTGTGTCGAAGCAGTCGCAGCATCAGTACCAGTCTTTGACATGCCAGCCATAGCGGCACCCACTTCGTCAAAGCCCACATTCAAAGCAGAAGCCAACGGAAGCACTTGCCCCATAGCCCCAGCAAGCTCAGCAGGCTCTAGCTTTCCAAGTCGAACAGCCTCAGCCAAGACATCCACAGCCTCAGCGCCACCAAGCTGAGCCTCACCATAAGCGTTCACCGCCGAGGTAGCAAGATCCGCAATGGTCTTAGTGTCACCCAAACCAATAGCAGCACCCTTCAGGGATGCCTCAAGCACATCAGTAGCACCAGCACCACGCAAACCCGCAGAAGTAATGAAGAACAAAGCCTCAGCGGCTTCGTTAGCGCTAACCCCGAACTGTGGCCCTAACCGCTTAGCCGCATCCTCAAGAACACCAATCTCATCAGCAGTAACACCCACCAAACCCTGAATCTTAGAAAAGCTAGTTTCAAACTGTGCCGCCTCACGCACAGAAACAACAGCCACACCAGCAACCGCAGCAGCAGCAGCCTTAGCCACATCAGCAGCAAACCCGCCAAACCTGCTCAACGCTCCCTGAGCGGCCTGCAAACCCTTATCATCAAACTTAGTAACCAGGGGAATAAAAATAGCCATTAGAAACCAAACTTCCTTTTCCTAAGTTCTGCGGTTGCATCCTTCATGAACTTATCTATCGCACGCCTACCAAGCCCCTCAATGGCCCCACGCTTGCGCATGGCAGAATCGTAAGCAAAATACCCACCACGCCCCCTAATAGGTTTAGCGGCCCGAATACCCCTATTGAAAGCCTGCCCCTGACCATTCACCCTATGTTGCAAACCAGGATAACCACCACGCTCATACACCTTAGAGAAACGTGAACCAGGGCGCTTCGAGGATCCGGCAAGCTCTGCATAATCAAAACCAATACCACCAGCACCCCGAGTGCCCCCAGTGAACTTCATACTAAGAATGTTTCTGTTCCGGCCCCCACGCGCACGCCCAGGAGTAAAAGCAACAGAAGCTTTAGGTGTCCCAGTCCAACGAGTAACACCGTTATGATTCATCCCCGACAACGGTGCCACCTGTGGCACATCATTAGCAATCTCTTTCGCCACCGGAACAATAGTGGCACGCATTTCAGCGCGTAACTTATTCACAGCCTTACGATCAATGTCACGCAACTGTTTAGACACCTCAGCGAGGCCAGTCGCACGCATTTGTGTAGAAAGCAAGAGAACTCCAATCCTGCCTCTATTCTATCGCCTGCCCTTGCGTGGCTTTCGAGAAGCATTAGCCTTAGCAACAAGAGCACGCTGCAAAGTGAACAACATGCGAGGTTCTAAAGAAAGCAACTCAGTAGGACTAATACCAGTTTCAACAGCGATCTGAGCGATAAGCCAATGAGCCGAGGTTTCCCCCAGCCCCTTCATTATTTTGGGCTAGCCGCCTCAACGCCTTCCACAGACTCAACCCACTTATCAAACGTGTGCTTAGTTTCACCAGTGCGCTTCAACACATGCCAACCCAACCACAACAGGTGTGTGATTTTCATGTCAGCGTTCAACCGCGAAACACTAATGTCAAACTGTGCCTCAAACGCAACAAGGTCAGCAGCAATGCCACTGACCTCGGAGCTTGTACCGTCAAGAAAAGTAACTAGGAGATTGAAGTTCATAACCCAGATACTACCCTAGATTAGGAAGTAGCGCGGGTTACATCCCCAGACACGGGCCACGTCACATCTTGTGTAGCCAAATCCCCCACGTTCGAGCTGAACGGGGTGATCTGTGTGCACAAAGCGTTGAAGGAATAGCTGGGGTTTCCAGTTCCAACAGCAGCCGAGGTGGGCTTGATAACAATAGCCAACTCAGTTCCCAAAGCCGTGTGCAAGGTTTCATCTACAGCCGAGGCTGCGAAGTCCTGGTGGAACGAAAGCGTAACGCTTGCATCCTGCAAACCGGCAATGTAGGTGCGAGCTGAATCACCAAAAGCGGTGGTTTCCAGTTGCTCCTTGCTGATGTCCAATGTGACCGCAGCGAGGCTGTCACTGAAATCAGTGCCCCCAATGGTAATCTCGAAATCTGTAGCTGCGAAAACTGCCACAATGTTCTCCTTATTCTGCGTAAACGACTGCTGAAAACTCAGCTGCCAAGTATTGTTGCTCCCCTAATGTTATCGCACCAATGTTAGTCATCTCCTGAAGCCTGACATCGAAAGCGTTACCACCAAGAGTCTTATCTGACTGAATAGCCTGCTTGATCCCACCAGCCCCAGTGGAAGCGTAAGCGTTCAATCTGGCCTGTGCTGTGCGCTCCGACACGCGCCCCACAATGACCGTGATAG